ATTAGTAAATAGCTACCTCCCATTGAATTTTCAATTGCGATTAAGGAATCAAAGATACTATTTACTTGAGTATGTCCTACTACTTGAATAAATTTCTTCTTTAACCCATTGTCTCCTTTGTTGGAAGACATCAACGCAGCAGGTCTAATCCACATCGGTCCTTGTGATGGATGGTTTCCATATGGGTCATATCCCATATGAGAAAAGTTAAAAGCGTGTAATCTATTCTTGTATAGTTCGTTTGTTAGTTCAACGAAATTACTTTTATTCCAACCATCCCAACCAAAGGTATCATCCAACCA